GCAACAAGCTGCTATTTTTGCTCTTGAGGGACTAGAAAAATACGACAGAAGTAGACCATTAGAAAATTTTCTTTGGACCCACGTAAGAAATAGATTATTTAATTATAAGAGAAATAATTATCAAAGACCAGATAAACCATGCATCTCTTGTCCTCTTTTTGATAAGACTTATAAATGCTCTAACAACCAATGCTCTGCTTATACAAATAAAAAAGACTGTGAGCTTTATGCTGCTTGGAGCAAACGGAACGAAACTAAAAAAAATATTATTCAACCATCATATATCGAAGACGATAATCATCATGTAGATAAAAGCTCTAATATTACAGACATAATACAAAATCAAGAAATTATTAGTTTTTTGGATGCAAACATTCGTAACGAATATAGAGAATCATATCTCAAACTTAAACACGGCATGAAGATTCCAAAGCAACAACTCAATAAACTTCAAAATCATATCCTTAAACTTATGGAGAATACAAAGTGGAAAAACCATCAGCTCCACGAAAACGAGGACAACTAAGTTTAGACGAAGAAAAATTTATTCGAGATAATGTAACTAAGATGTCCATGGAAGACATAGCAGAAAATCTCAATAGAAATACTGCTCCAATTAAACGATATATTAATGAAAACCAACTATTAATAACGGATGAAGATAAAAGCAGTAATGAATTTTTAAGATATAAACTGTATAGCAAAACCTTTTGGGGAGAAATTAAAAGACAATTTGATGAAGATACTGGCGAATTAAAATATTTTGAAGATACATGGATTGGCCTAATAAAACAATTTAGAGAAGACGTTTTACCAGCTGAAGAACTACAGATCAAACAATTTATTACAATTGATATTCTTATTAATCGAAGTATGAAAGAGCGCAAAAGACATATCGCAGAAACTGAAAAACTTCAAAAACAGGTTGATAAAGAATATGAGAGACCTGAATCAGAACGAGATATTCCTAAACTGGCTAATCTTGAGACACAACTTTCGTTCGCACGTAACAGTATCGCTAATTACACTAATGAATATACCAAGCTCCTTAATGAACAGCAAAAAATTAGCAAAGATCTTAAAGCAACAAGAGAGCAAAGAATCAAACGAATAGAAGACGGTAAGAGCTCTTGGACAGGATTAATACGAATGCTAGAAGATGAACAGATCAGAGAGAAAGAAGGACGAGAGATGGAAATTTTAAACATGGCTACAGAGAAGACCATGAAACAACTTAGTTCTTTACATACATTCCAGGATAATACTGTAGACAGACCATTTTTAACCCCAGAAACAGTAGAGGAAGATTCATGACTAAAACTGCTCTAATAACAGGAATCACAGGACAAGATGGATCATACTTAGCAGAACTTTTACTTCAAAAAGACTATACAGTAGTAGGCTTATATAGAAGAACTAGTATTGATCATTTTGACAGAATTAAACATTTAGGCCAAAACCCTAACTTAACATTAGAAGAATTCGATTTAACAGATCCCTCGAATGTAATTAATACTATAGACAAATATCAACCAGATGAATTCTATAATTTAGCTGCACAAAGTCATGTTGAAACTAGTTTTCGACAGCCAACCACAACTTTTGAAATTGACACTATAGGTGTTATTAATATTTTAGAGGCTATTCGACACTATTCGTCTTCTACAAAATTCTATCAAGCTAGTACTAGTGAGATGTTTGGTCGTAATTTTAGTACTTGTCCAGATACTAATATTAAATATCAGGATGAAAATACTGAGCTTTTACCTCAAAGTCCATACGGAGTGGCAAAAGTAGCTAGTCATCGCATGGTACAAATTTATCGAGATGGTTATGGTTTATTTGCTACTAGCGGAATTTTATTTAATCATGAAAGTCCACGACGAGGCGAAAACTTTGTTACTCGTAAAATAACTAAGTATATCGGCAATTTAGTTAATAATGGGTACTCAGAAAATTTAAAACTAGGAAATCTTAGGGCCCAACGAGATTGGGGACATGCTAAGGATTATGTTAGAGCAATGTGGCTAATGTTACAGCAGGATGTTGCTGATGACTTTGTTATTTGTACCGGTCAAACTTGGAGTGTACTAGACTTTGTTAGAACCTCATTTGAATATGTTAATTTGGATTATACAAAATATTTAGAAATTGATCCATCTTTATGTCGTCCAGCCGAAGTTGATTATTTAAGAGGACGTAATACCAAAGCGCATAACATATTGAACTGGTCACCAGAAATAGACTTTAATACTCTTATTAAAGATATGGTAGATCATGATATAGGAACAGTATCTAATGTCTAGAAATTATGATGATCCAATATATAAAAAATGGAGATTACAAATTTACGAAAGAGACAAATTTAAGTGCCAATGGCCAGGATGTAATATTACTAAAAAATTAAATGCTCACCATATTAAAAGATGGGCAGATAATCCTGGGTTAAGATATAATCCTTTAAACGGTATTACATTATGTAAAAATCATCATAAAATGGTAACTGGCTTAGAATCTTACTATGAAGCAATTTTTCTAAAAATAGCAGCAAATAACAATGACAACAAATCACAATGACTTTACTATAATCGTAGATACACGAGAACAACAACCTTGGACATTTGATAATTATGCCGTAGCTCATAGAAAGCTTGACGCTGGAGACTATAGTATTGAGGGACTTGAAAATATTTTGGCTATTGAAAGAAAAAAAAGTGTAAATGAAATTGCTAACAATATTATTGAAAGTAGATTTAAGGACGCTATAGCAAGACTATCAGAACATAAGTATGCTTTTTTGTTATTAGAATTTGATATTCAAAATGTATTAAACTATCCTATTGGAAGCAATTTACCTAAAAGGCTTTGGGATAAAATTAAGATTAGCCCAGCTTTCTTAATGAAACATATTTTGGAGTGGCAAACGGAACATAATATTAAAGTCATGTTTTGCGGATCATCTAGCGATGCTGAAAGCGTGGCGGAATTCATACTAAACAAGGTTTATTATTTAGAAGTAATTAAAAAGGAGAAATTATCATGAATCTTAATCAAACAATCACTCTTAATCCACCACCATACACAGATACTAATACTAATAAAGTTATAACACCACCTCCTATTGTAATGGATGTTTTAGATGTGACATATAGTGATAATCCATTAAATAAAAATGTTATCGCCAATATTAAAAATATACCAAGCGCTATCGGACTACTACATGGTGCAGACTATGATGCTGCCGGAGATTATTCTCAAGCATTTATTGAAAATAAACTACGTCAATATCTAGGTAATGATCCAGCTGCGACTTTACGTGCTTTATTTCCTAAAACTCTGGAAGAAAATCCAAATGGAGCTGGTACTATTTTAACAGGTATGATTAGTGCTTTGGGAATTAAGAGTAGTAGCACATGTTCTTGTAGGAGACATGCTTTAGAGATGAATGAAAAGGGCAACGACTGGTGTGATCAGAACATCGATACTATTGTTTCTTGGCTCAAGGAAGAAAGCTCTAAGAGAGGTTTACCGTTCGTAGAAACAGTAGGTCGTATGATGGTCAACAGAGCCATTTCTAAGTCTAGAAAATTACAAGGCTAATGACCAAAAACTTTGATTTCGATGATTCCTGGTTAGGTTTAGGTGATCTATCCAAACTTCAGATCGACAAGAATCTCATGATTCATCGATCCAAGATTGACATAGAACAACCAGACTTACATCTAATTAAGATACTGAGAAATCCAGACTATATTGGATCTACATGTAAACTCTTATTTAATATAGAACTACATCCTATTCAAATTGCTATTATTCAAGAATTTTGGATACGAGCATTTCCTATGTATATAGCTAGTCGTGGTTGGGGAAAGTCTTTTCTATTAGCTTTGTACTGCGTATTAAGATGTTCTTTTTATCCTGGAACCAAGATAGTTGTTGTTGGAGCAGCATTTAGACAAAGTAAGATTATCTTTGAATATATGGAAACCATTTGGAGAAACAGCCCTATTTTACGCAGTATCTTTAATAGCAACGATGATGGACCTAGACGAGACGTAGATAGATGTACTATGAGACTGGGAGACAGTTGGACCATTGCTATTCCCATGGGTGACGGTAGCAAAATCAGAGGTCTTAGAGCACATATTATTATTGCTGACGAATTTGCATCTATCAGTCCAGATATTTATGAAACGGTAGTATCTGGTTTCGCTGCTGTTTCAGCTAGCCCAATACAGAACGTAAAAGAAGAAGCTAAAAAAGATGCTATGAGAGCAGCAGGATTATGGAATGAAGAGCTAGAAGTTCTAAATAAAAAGATGGGTAACCAAGCTATTATTTCTGGTACAGCAGATTATGCTTTTAAACACTTTGCTAGCTATTGGAGAAGATACAAAGCTATTATTGAAAGTAAGGGAGATACTAATAAGTTAGAAGAATTATTTAAGGGTGAAGTACCAAGTAATTTTAATTGGAAAGATTATAGCATTATAAGAATACCTTATGAGTTAATTCCAAAAGGATTCATGGATGATAAACAAGTATCTCGCGCTAAAGCTACTATCCATAATGGAATATACAATATGGAGTATGCAGCTTGCTTTGTTAGTGATAGTGAAGGATTTTTTAGAAGAAGTTTAATTGAAAGTTGTGTTGCTAATGATAATAAGCCAATAGTTATAGGAAATAAAAAGATTGTTTTTGATGCAGTCACCAGAGGTAGTAACGAACATAAATATGTATACGGGATCGACCCAGCATCCGAACAAGATAATTTTAGTATCGTAGTTTTAGAGTTACATAACGATCATAGTCGCATAGTATATTGTTGGACTACTAATCGTAGTAATTTTAAAGAACGTCAAAAAACAGGATTAATTAAGGAACACGATTTCTACGGATTTTGTGCTAGAAAAATTCGAAATTTGATGAAAACTTTTCCTCCAGTAAAGATAGGTTTAGATGCTCAGGGTGGAGGTGTTTCTATTGAAGAAGCTCTACACGATCCTAGCAAGCTTGAAGACGGAGAATTAGTTATTTGGCCGATTATAGATCCAAACAAATCAAAAGATACAGACGACCAATCTGGTTTACATATATTAGAATTGGTGCAATTTGCCAAAGCAGAATGGACAGCACAAGCTAATCATGGTTTAAGAAAAGACTTAGAAGATAAAGTATTATTATTTCCAAGATTTGATAACTTAACATTAGGGTTAGCTTTAGATAAAGAAGGCAAAGACATTTTAGACACAGACCTCAATCCTATTTATGATAGTGTTAGTGAATGTATTTTAGAAATAGAAGAACTAAAAAACGAATTGACAACAATAGTAATGACTCAAACTAGCACCGGAGCGAACGCTAGAGATCGATGGGATACTCCCGAAGTAAAACTACAAAACGGCAAAAAAGGCAGACTAAGAAAAGATAGATATAGCTCCCTATTAATAGCAAATATGATAGCTCGTCAAGCTCAAAGAATACTACAGCCCATAACATACGATGTTGTTGGAGGTAATAGAAGAGAAATGGTCAAGAATGATGGAGCAATGTACAAAGGTCCAGAATGGTTTACTTCCGCTGCAAATGATGATATTTATAAGGGAGTATATAGATAATTAGTGTATATCTTTTTGACAGTTCTATTATAATCCTATTACAATACCAATATAAATTATGGCTAAAAAATATCCGAAAAGTCAAGTTATCCAAGACGCCACAACAGGTAATCAGGAAGCATATATTGCTTGGGGTGAAGATTTATCTAGTAAACAAGACGCTTTAAAGAAAGCTTCTGAGTCTTTAGACGAATATACCGGAATCCAAAAAGCAGAAGCCGCTGGTCGTAGATATAGTCTTGATTATTCTAATTTGGACGGAATAACTGGTGGTCGTCCAGGATTAACTCGTACAGATTATGACTTTTTCAGACCAGACGAAGCAGTACCTAGGCGCAGTATTAAGTTGATTATGCGCAGAGCTGAGGATATTTATCAAAGAGTTGGTCTAGTTAAAAATGTCATTGATCTTATGGGAGATTTCGGAGTACAAGGTATCAAAATTGTCCATCAGAATAAAAGAATAGAAAAATTTTATAGACAATGGTTTAAGAAAATATCTGGCAAAGATCGTAGTGAAAGATTTTTAAACAACATCTATAAAGTAGGTAATGTTGTTATACATAAACAAACCGGAAAATTAAGTCTTAAAGTTACAGATAAATTATATAGAACAGTTGCTGCTCCCGACTTAGATATTACCGATCTAGACTCTATTGCTCTAGAAAAAAGAGAAATTCCTTGGAGATATACTTTTATTGATCCTGTATTTGTTGAAGTAGCAGCTGGATCTTTATCTTCTTTTGTAACGCAAAAAAGATATGAACTTGTATTACCAGCTTCTCTTCGTAAAACTATTAATAGTCCAAAGACAGACGCAGAAAAACAAATTATAGATAAGTTACCTCCACAGATTGTACAAGCAGCAAAACAGAAAACAGCATACCCACTAGATCCAGATAAAATTATTGTATACCACTATAAAAAAGACGATTGGCAGACATGGGCTTTTCCTATGATGTATGCCATTATGGACGATATTACAGTTATAGAAAAACTTAAATTAGCTGATATGGCAGCTCTTGATGGGGCTATCTCAAATATTCGTATTTTTAAACTTGGTAGTCTCGAACACAAAATAGCTCCAACCAAAGCAGCAACCGCTAAATTGGCTCAGATACTAGGAAATAACGTCGGTGGCGGAACAATGGATTTGGTTTGGGGTCCAGATATTGAGCTTCTAGAGTCTAAAACTAATGTGCATCAATTTCTTGGAGAAGGTAAATATATTCCTCATTTAAATTCAGTATATGCCGGTTTAGGTATTCCTCCAACCTTAACTGGTACGTTTGGAGCTGCTGGAACAACCAATAACTTTATTTCTTTAAAGACACTCACCCAAAGACTTCAATATGGTAGAGATATATTAGTAAATTTTTGGGAGAAAGAAATAGAACTAGTACAAAAAGCTATGGGATTTAGATATCCAGCAAAAATAGAATTTGATAGAATGGATCTAAGTAATGAAGATTCAGAAAAAGCTCTTTTAATTCAATTAGCTGATAGAAATCTTATTAGTGACGAGCTATTGCAAACTAGATTTGGCTTCGATCCAGACATGGAAAAGAGTAGACTCAATAGGGAGTCTAGAGATAGAAAAGGTGATCGTATGGTCAAAAAGGCTGGACCATGGTATGATCCAGAATTTGAAAATTCTCTTAAAAAGATTTCTTTGCAGTTAGGAGCAGCAACTCCAAGTCAAGTTGGTCTGCAACTCGAAAAGAAAAAACCTGGAGAAAAAACTGTCCTCGAAATGAAGATGCCCGTAGTTCCTCCTTCAACGAAGTTGGCAAACGATCCGTCTTCGGATTCGTTGCCCAAAGAACCTGGAGAAGGCAGACCCAAACTATCTAAAGACACCGAGAAAAGAGCAGATAGAAAATTTTCACCCAGAACTGGCGCAAAACTTTTAATCTGGGCAACCAACGCCCAAGAAAAAATTAGCGAGATAGTTAACCCCATGGTTTTGGAATTCTATACTAAAAAAAATCTCAGAACATTATCTAGTGCAGAAGCAGAAGAATTAGAATCCCTTAAAACTAATATACTGCTCAACATGTCCCCATACTCTAAGATAGATCAAGACAATGTTTTATTAGCATGTAGTTCTAATGAATCATTAACAGATATTGTTGTCAACTTTCGTAATTGGATTAGAGCATTACAATCAGATTTAAGCAGAGAATTATCTATGGACGAATATAAACAAGCTAAAGCTTCTTATTATTCTATGGTGTATGGTAATTTGGATCCAACCTAAGAGGTCAAACTATGCATATTTTTGAACAAGAAAAAATCGACGGCTTGGCAGACCTAATGAGCACATCTGCATCAATTTCTTATGCTTGCGTTGCAGAACCTTGTTCGTTAACCTACAAAAAGCCACCTAAAATAAAAAGTATCGCATCTTATAGCGATGAAGATCTATATTATGTACAGTCTATTTTAGTAACATCTTCTTGGAATAAGAATGATGATATTTTTGATAAAACAGAGGTTTGGAAAGCTAAACACACTCCAGAACACAAGCCAACAAACCTAGAGCATAATGAAGATATTATTATAGGTCATATTATTTCTAATTGGCCCATTACAGAAGATGGCGATTTAATTGATGAAAATACTCCTATACAAGATCTTCCTAATAAATTTCATATATTAACAGGCTCGGTTATTTATAGAGGATTTAGTAATCCAGAGTTAAAAGAAAGATCAGAAAATCTTATTTCACAAATTCAGGCTGGTACTAAGTATGTTAGTATGGAATGCTTTTTTAAGGGTTTTGACTATGGTGTTTTAAATACTCAAACTAATGAATATAAAGTATTAGCTAGGAATGAAGAAACAGCATATTTAACAAAATTTCTTAGATCATATGGCGGAATGGGACAACACCAAGACTATAAAATTGGTAGAGTCTTACGTAACATTACATTTACTGGGAAGGGTTTTGTTGACCGTCCAGCAAATATCGATAGTATTATTTTTATTAAAAACTTATTTCCTGAGACAAATAAAGATAATATTGAAGAAAAAAATTCAGAAATGGTTCAATCGGGTGTATTTATTTCACAGTCCAATATTAATTCGGAGAAACTAATTATGAGTTCAGATAATCAAGAAACAGAAATGCAAAAAACAGAAGTTGAAAATGTCAATGTTGAGTTTACGGCTTTATCTTCTGAAGTTGCAGAGCTAAAACTTGTCAAAGAAAAACTCGAAGCAGATCTATCTGATCTCGCTCAGACCAAAGAATCTGAAATTACTGCTTTAAAAGAAGAAGCAGCTAACAAGACAAAAGAGATGGAAGAAGAAAAGAAGCAAATGGAAGAAGAAAAGAAGAAAATGAAAGCAGAACTAGATGCTGCTCTCGAAGCCATCGCTGGCTACAAAACGAAAGAAGCAGAGATGGAAAAGAAAGCTAAGACTATGAAAAGAAAAGCTTCTTTAATCGAGCAGGGAGTAGATGCTGAAATTGCTGCTAATATCATAGAGAAATTTGATTCTATGGAAGATGAAGCTTTTGAAGCTATGACAGTCATTTTTGCTGGCAAGATGCCTCCTTGGCTAGATAAAAGCAAAAAAGATGAAACCAAAGAAGACGAAAAAGACATGAAGGCAAAGAAGAAGGCTTCAGAAGAAAATTCAGATCCAGCTGTTCTAGAAACCGTTGAGATCGCAGAAGAAGTTAATCTTGGTGTTGGTAGTGCAATTGAATCTGAAGTAGACTCAACTAGAGCGGCTCTTGTTGATTTCGTTCGCAGCAAAATCGGTAAAAAGGTCAAATAACTAACTAATTATAGGGAGAGAACTAACATGGCTCTAAAACCAGATCGTATCGAATTACTAACTGATGTATCATTTTTCATGAACTCCACAGCCGAGCGCGGTGGTGTTGCCTGTGTTACCACAGGAGGTTCTGGTATCTCTATGGACGATGCCAATGCTGTTGTCGCATATGCCGCAACTGTTTCTGGCTCAAAGCCCGTAGGCGTTTTACTTAACGATGTTGTAAATATTGATCTAACAAGACAGCACATCAACTGGCACAAAGACGAAGTGCAACTTGGTGGTAAGGTAACATTGCTCCGTAATGGACAGGTTACAACCAACAAGGTCACAGGTAGTCCAGCTGCTGGTGTTGATGCTTATGTTGGTGTAAGCGGCTTAATTGGTACAAGCTCAACAAACTCTGTTAAGATTGGCCAGTTCTTAAGTGCTGTAGACGCCGACGGTTACGCAAAAGTATCAGTTAATCTATAATTTTTAATCATAGGGAGAAAATATATGTCAGCTAAAACCGAAAGATTCCAACCAACACCAGAATTAACAGATCTTTTGATGCGTTCTGGTTCAGCTAACAGAGAGGTGGCTCTAGCCGCTAATGCAGAAATTGCAAAAGCTCTAGAACTACCTCTACGTCAAGGTGTGCTAAACGGCGACGTTCTAGATGGTATTTTCGAGCCAATTCAACTTGCTCAAAGTGCTACTCCTGAGTTTCCTTTAGACTTCCTTGCTCCTGGCACAGAGAAGGATTTTGTGGCCTACACAATTCCTAATCATGGTTATGTTCCAGAACGTCATGTTGAAGGCGATTACGTCATGGTTCCAACCTATGACGTTGGTTCTTCAATCGATTATCTTCTAAAGTATGCTCGCGATGCTCGTTGGGACGTTGTGGGTCGTGCCATGGAAGTTCTCGAAGCTTCTTTCGTTAAGAAGATGAATGACGACGGCTGGCACACCATTCTTGCTGCTGGTGTTGATCGTAATATCGTTGTTTACGATAGTGATGCCAATGCAAGTCAGTTCACAAAGCGTCTCGTTAGTCTCATGAAGACCGTTATGCGTCGTAACGGTGGTGGTAACTCAGCCAGCAACAATCGTGGCTTACTAACAGATCTATACGTTTCTCCAGAAGCAATGGAAGACATTCGCAACTGGGGCATCGATCAGGTAGACGAAGTAACACGTCGTGAAATTTACACAGCTGCTGATGGTACTCTTAACCGTGTATTCGGCGTAAATCTTCATGATCTCGATGAACTAGGTGTTGGTCAAGAATACCAGCTATTCTATACCGATACTTTATCAGCTTCTCTTCCAAGTGGTGACACAGAAGTAGTAGTTGGTCTAGATCTAAGAAAGAGAGATAGCTTTATTATGCCAGTTCGTCAAGAAGTTCAGATCTTCGAAGATGATACTCTTCATCGTCAGAAGAGAGCTGGTTTCTATGGATGGGCTGAACTCGGCTTTGCTGTTCTAGATAACCGCAGAGTTCTAGTTGGTTCTCTCTAATCATTTAGATCTTTAGATCGATATAATTAAAAGAAGATCGGCCAGTAGCAATACTGGCCTTTCTTTTTTTATATACAATAAGATACCTCATTAAGGGTGTATATTCTGATATACTAACAACATACCACAATAGGCTTTAATTATGGCAGCTAGTAAGTATGACTTTGTTATAGAGCAAGGGTCATCTTTTAAACTATCGTTAGTCTACAAAGATGCTAATGGAGATCCAATAAATCTAACAAACTGGTGCGCTAGACTAGTTTGGAAAACCAATCTTGCAACCACACAAATATTTTCCACAGAAAACTTGGATTATAGTGTTTATAAATTCACTATAGAACCTCTTTTAGGAAAAATCACATTACTTATTCCAGCAAATACAACGAATAGCCTCACTTTTAATACTGCAAAATATGACCTAGAACTACAAAGCGATGATGATTTATATGTTGGTGGAGGCAAATCTATTATTAGACTTTTATATGGGAAAACATCAATAATAAAAAGATTTAGTGAAACATCTGACATGTTGGAGTGCAATATTATATAATGACAAGTTTAGATATAATAGAAAATATTACATATTTAGAAATCGAATCAACTGTTGGAACAGAGACTAATAATATAGAAATCACATCATCTAATTTTGGATCTGTTGATATTACTTCAGGTTATGCTAGTATGATTGTTTATGCCAGTGATGTTGTTGGACTAGATAATTATCTATCTAATTTTATAGATCAATATGAAATAGATTGTGGGTCACCCTAATTCTTAATGCTTTTAAATTTTAACGGAGAAGACTATGTCAGTTCAAACATTAATTCAAATTAGAAGAGGAACCACATCAGAGTGGTCTTCGGTCAATCCAACACTAGGTGCTGGAGAATGGGGTTATGATACAACATCTAAAAGATATAAACTAGGAGACGGATTAACCTCATGGAATAGCTTATTATATTCCTCTATAAGACCATCGTCTAACGATCTTGTTGGAACTAGTGGTATAGGAATAACATTTGCGGCAACAACAGGGATTCCAGTAACTATTGCTGTTACAGGAATAGTGTCATCACAAATTACAGATTTTAATACTGCTGTAGATAATAGAATTAGTAGTGCTGCTATTGATGCAGAAGGAATACAAGATATTGTTGGTAGTGGTAATCATACCTCGACGGGATTTTTAAGAAATGGTACTGGGATCTTATTAGATTATAATGACAGTTCTAATTATTTAACTATTAATGTTAGTGGATATGCGCCCTCTGGCCACACACATGATGATAGATACTATACCGAAACAGAGCTAAATACTAGCGGAGGTGGAGGTCAAGTTCATTGGGATAATCTAACGAGTAAACCAGCAACATTTACACCATCGAGTCATAATCATTCGTGGAGTGAGATTACAGATGCTTCCGCAAGAGCAACTCTCGGAGAATTATCTTATTTATCTGGAGTAAGTGCTGGAACAGCATCTGCTAATAGAGCTGTAATATTAGATATAAATAAAGATATATCTGGTATTGGATCAATTTCTACAACTGGTAATATTACGGTTGGTGGTAATTTAACAGTTAACGGAACTACTACTACTGTTAATAGTACTACTGTTGATATTGGAGACAATATTATTAGAGTTAATGTTTCTGGCGCGGCTACTCAAGGCGGTTTGGAAGTTAAAAATACATCAACAGCTGGTATAACTCAATTAGTTTGGGACACAGAGGATAGTAGATGGGAGTTTACTGGTGGTAATGTTTATACTAGTGGATATTTCATTGGGTCATTAAGTGGAAATGCTAGTACCGTAACTAATGGAGTTTATACTAGCGATAGTGGAACAGTAACTAGTTTAATGATTGCTAATAATACAATTGTTAATGCAGATATTAATAGTAGTGCTGCAATTGATTATAGTAAATTAAATCTATCAAATTCTATTCAAAATAGTGATATTAGTAATTCCGCAGGCATAAGTGTTACTAAACTAGCTAGTAGTGGTATTACTATCGGTTCCACAACCGCTGTTCTAGGCACCACCATATCTAGTATTGTTGGATTGACATCTATTAGTGGTACGAGTACAGGCTCACCAACAGCCTTATACAACTGTCTTATTGATGGCGGTACTCCATGAGACATTTTTTCTTAGAACATAAAGTCATATTTGCTTAAATTCAACATTTGTCAATGGGTGTATTAACCATTATTATAGCATAGATAATAACCCTATAAATAGGATCAATATTTCAAGATGGCAGTAAATGACCTAATAACATTTCGCAAAGGAACATCTGAACAATGGAATTCTGCTAATCCTATTTTAGCTAGTGGTGAGCCCGGATATGATTTAACGAATAGTGTTCTTAAGATAGGTGATGGTGTTTCTAATTGGGTGGCTCTTAGTGGAATAGGATCGACTAGTGTTGGTGGGTCATCGTCCTCCTATGTTGGAGTTAGAGGAATAATAAGCACAACAGGAACATTGACCAGTTTTGCAGTATCGGGAGGCTATCCAGTCGGATATCTGGACCTGTTCCAAGATGGAGTTAAGTTAGTATCAACTTTAGATTTTTCTGCAACAGACGGATCTAATGTTACTCTCAATAACAGTGTCCCATCAGGAACAGTTTTAGAATATGCTAGTTTAGGAGCTTCAGTATCTTCTTCTAATTATACTAAACTAGATAATATAAGCTCATCTTTTAACGGATCATCTACATCATTTGGATTAGCGGTTAGTGGAACAGCGTATTATCCAGTAAGCGCCAATACTTTGGGAATTTATGTGGGAGGTGTTGCTCAGGAACCAATCTCTTCATATAGTGTTAGTGGATCAGATATAGTTTTTACCGAAGCTCCAGCTAGTGGATTAACTTTCTGGGGAGTCGGCTATGGAACAACGGCGGTGGCTACATTAAATGGAATAGTTCCTGGCTCATCAGGATCACCAGCTATTAGTTCATCCAGAGACCCTTCAACAGGATTTTATTTTCCAAGTTCTGGTAATATTTCTGTAGCTGGCAATTTAGGAATAGGAACATCATCACCATCGAGCAAACTTCATGTAGTTGGTAGCATTACTGCTACTAGTGGTAATTTTACTAATAATTTACAAGTTAATAATGTTAATGTTAGCGTTAGTGGACACTCTCATACTGTTAGTGATATTATTAATTTTAATAGTAGTGTTAGCGGCTTATTGCCAATTACTAATATAATTGCTGAAAGTGGAATCAATGTTTCTATTAGCGGAACAACAGCTACTATAACTAGTAATGATACTACTAAGTGGAACTTGTTTTTACCTGCTGCTCCGACTAACCTTGTGGCTACCGCTGGCAACGGTCAGGTATCACTATCATGGACTGCGCCATCGGGTGTGATATCGCAGGCTCCGATCACAGACTATCTCGAACAGTACAGCACAAATAGCGGAACAACGTGGACGACATTTTCTGCGACTGCATCGACAGCTACGAATGCTACAATAACAGGGTTGACCAACGGTACTTCGTATGTATTCCGTGTGGCGGCGACGAATGGCATCGGAACAGGAAGCTACTCGGAGGCATCGAGTGCCGTGACGCCGAATTCGGCGAGCGTTCCTGGTGCTCCGACTTCACTGCGAAATGCCGACAACTACTGGGGATGTTCGTCTAACGATACTATGTGGAACACACCAGTGTCTAACGGCGGGTCGGCAATTACGGGATACGTTTGGCGAATCGGTAGCGGAGCGACGACCAGTGTGGCTCCGTCCAGCGGAACCCGGCCCGCAGGGTCTTATACGGGCGGTTTTATCGACAATCACGCGCCCACCGGCTCGTTCCAAGTTGCTGCCGTCAATGCCGTTGGGACGGGGCCGTTTGCGTCAATCACTCTTCAACAGGACTGCAACTAATGAGCGTTATTCTTCTAAGCAATTTTGTTAGCGAGAGCGAACGAGCCTCACTGCTGGCGTGGTGCGACACCAATGCTGCGTGCCTCGGAGACGCAAGAACTGCGGACGGCGAGTCGTATTTGTTGCGTAAAATCTCCAACAGCAACGCGGTGGTGGAGGCTGGCGGATTCCCCGAAGTTGCCTATCAGGTGCAGAGCCGTATCAGGGAGCGGTTCCCGATGCTGGGGGTCTCGCTGCCGCGATTCCTAGACGGTATGACGGTTGGTGTTCTCCTTCCCGGCGGAGAGTTTCCAGAACACGTTGACCATCATTTCCGGCAGGACGGTCTGGTGTGTGTCGGCGTGAACGCATTGCTTTCCGCTCCAGCGTCAGGCGGCGTAGTGAGCGTTGACGGCGTGGAGCGAGAGCAGCGGGAAGGAGACGCGCTGGTCTATCTTCTGTCGGAACAGATTCATGGCGTTTCCCAAGTTAATGGCAACGTCAAGCGAGTCGTCTGGTCGTGGCGCTTCATGGTCGATCCGGCTGCTTGGGGTGCGACGTGAAACACTTAATCGAATTCCTAATCTGCGGCACCCTACCCTCGTATACACCAAGCGACCGCGGCACCGCCACACTGAGCATCTCATAGGAGTAGTAACAATATAGTGTATATTATCATAAACCTACTAATTATAATCTTTATTTAAATAACCATTATGTCTCTTTCAAGAATACAAACAACTTTATTGTCTGGAGATATTTCAGATTCTGTTTTGCGATCTCTATTGGTACCCCCTGCTCCTACAGACTTGACTGTAACTGGTGGTAATGAGCAGGTTTTACTTTCTTGGGTAGCTCCTACTGTACTGGCTCAAACTCCAATTACAGATTATACGGTTCAGTTCAGTACCAACAGCGGGTCAACGTGGACGACGTTTTCCGACGGCACCTCGACCGCGACTTCAGCGACGGTCACCGGGCTGACCAACGGAACGGGCTATATCTTCCGCGTGGCGGCAGTGAATGGCGTTGGCACTGGGGCTTACTCCAGCGCGACGAGCAGCGTGACGCCGGGTGACGTGTTTCGCGCAATCCCGACGATGACTTCGCTCACATCGCCCAGCGGCGAAGTGTCGGGCGTCAATAACATTGAAAGCCCCACCTTTCAGCCGCGATGGATGGCGTTTGACGGCGACTCGTCAACGTGGGCGCAGTTTCAGCGTGCTGGCTTCAACAACCCCGCTCGGACATTGCAATATGCGTTCCCAGAAGGGCAGAAATCCAGAGCTACGGGCTACATGCTGAGAGTAGCATTTCCGGGCTATGGCGAACCGCCAAATCAATGGAAGTTTTTTGGCAGCGACAACCTGACAGATTGGACGCTGTTGGACTCGCGCAGCGGTCAGAGCTTTTCGTCCGGTTCTCCCTCCAGCAATTTTACGCTGGCAAGCCCCGCGAACTACACAGCCTACCGCTGGGTTTTTCAGGACGTTTCCGACCTCGGCGATTCCATCCTGATTGCCACAGTCCAGCTACTTGAATGATCCGCCCAGTGACGCAATACAGGAGTTGGTCCCCAAATCATCATAAAAAATCTCATCCAATATTCCTCAAAACTTTACACCTTAATAATAAACACATAAAATGACAAAAGCATACGATAATTCACTATTAGCAAGAAATATAAATGTCAGTGGAGTTAATACTACTGTTAGTGGGTTTTTATCTGCAACTAGTGGTAATTTTACTAATTCATTACAAGTTAATGGCACAAATGTTAGTGTTAGTGGCCATACTCATACCTCATCAAATATTACAGATTTTAATACTGCGGTTAGTGGATTATTACCAGTCAAAAATATTCTTGGTGGTTATGATATTAATATTACTAATAATAGTGGTATTTATACTGTTGCTTCTACAAACTTAGTTCATGTTGATAGTAAACAACCTCAAGGATTTGTTAATAGAACTGATAGTAGAATTAGTGTTAGTGGTAATATTTTCACAATAGAACCCACAGGAAGTTCATATAGTTATTATAATCAAGGTATCAAAGTTGTTAAAACTAGTGGTGATAGTTTAACTATACCTAATATTACTCAAATTAATTATATTCATTTTGATACTGTTAATAATCAAATATCAAATAAAACTACAAGCTTTGATTTTTCTACTGATATTCCTATCGCATATATAGCTTGGAATAGCGGAGTTGGTCCCAGTGGACAAATGACTTTCTTTGCTGAAGAGCGTCACGGCATTGTGATGGATACCAGCACTCACAAGTGGATTCATAATACTTTTGGCGCACAATATGTTGATGGTTTGAGTATTGATAATTATATTTTAGGCGGGAATGGGTCTAGTAATAGTCATGCAACTATATCAGTTGGTAACGGTACTCTTTATCAAGAAGATATTGAGATAAATATTACCGATAGTTCTAGTACCGATCCATTCTGTCAAGAGTTAAGCCCGATTGCTCAAATTCCCGTTTATTATCATGAAGGAACTACTGGTCAATGGGTTAAGAATACCGCCACAAACTATCCTGTTAAATATGGTGCTAATGGACCACAATATAACTCATTAAGCGGTGGAACTTGGACAATCCCAGATGTTAGCCCCAATGGACAACAAAGATACTTTGCAGTATGGATTCTTGCAACTAATCAGATTGATGATCCTATAATTAGTATTATGGGTCAAAGAATTGATAGCAATCAAGGATCGGCTGAGAGCAATAACTCTTGGAGTGATGTTAATCTTACTAATCTTCCATTAAGTGAAGTTAAACCTCTTTATCGACTAATATTTGCTGGTGATAGTGATTATACAAATGTTCCCAAATGTACTTTACTTAGTATTCTTGATATACGAGTATCTGTAATTAGTACTATTGCTGGAGTTTCTCAGAATGATCACGGAAGTTTATTCGGATTGGGCGATGACGATCACTCTCAATATTTACATGTTGATAATAATCGAACAGTTAATGCAACTCATAATTTTGTTAATGGACTTACGTCTAATGGGCTAATAAATTCTACTAGTGGAAATTTTACAAATCTAACCGTAAATAATACGGGCGTTAGTCTTAATGGTCATACTCATAGTTCTAGTGATATTACTGATTTTAATAGCTCTGTTAGTGGACTATTACCTACTATAGCTAATAGTGGAGATAATAGAATTCTTACTAGTACAGGATCAACAGTTGGTATTAATGCCGAGTCCAATTTAACTTTTGATGGAACTAATTTAACAGCACCATATTTAGTAGCTAGTAATTCTTCTGGAGACGAAGGAGGAGAAATACAATTAGCAAAACCTCCAAATGGAACATTGTCTGGTGGAATAACTATCGACGCTTATCAAAATAGGCTCAGGTTTTTTGAACAAGGAGGTAGTGCTCGTGGATTTTATTTAGATCTTTCATCTGCTGGTGCTGGTGCTTCTACAAACTTAGCTGTTGACAGGACCATTCATTCTACAACCACCGCTATTGATTGGCTTCCGAGAGGTCACGGTACTATCGGTAATGCTGGCGCTACTAGTGGAGGTCTGATGCTGGCGTTTTTCACAGCCCCGTACTCGTTTACCGCCACCACACTGACATTTATAACGGGCGGCACTGCCACTGCCTCGCTGTCGCTGTGTAGGTTTGCGCTTTTTACCGTAGACGAGACGATTATCGACTCTGTCACAGGCACGTCGCCGATAATTACGATGGTCGCAAGGACGGCAAACGACACAACAATCGGAAACGCCATACAGACTATTTACTCGCGAGTGTTTGCGGCAACTGGCGGATACCCAGCCTCGTACAACAGTGTCGCTGGAACGCGATATGCCGCTGGCGCGTTGGTTGTCGGCGGTACGG